TCTTTAGCTATAATATAATTCTTTACAAACCCTGATCTGACTATATCCTCTATACCGAACTCTATAATTTCAAAATCATCCATATTGACAATAATTTGATATAGCTTATCAAACCCAGAAACATCGTTTTTGTGTTTATTCAGATCATTTTGTTTAATGTCCCCACAGAGTATTAATCTAGAATTTTTTCCTATTCTAGTCATAATAGTATCCAATTCCTGCCAAGAAAAATTCTGAATTTCATCCACAATAACTATACAATTATTAAACGTTGTTCCTCTTAAGAATGATGATGTATTAAAGTTTACAATATCAAGTTTCTTTAAAGATTCATATGAGTTTGAAAATTTAAACAGTTCATTGCAAATAGAAATATAAGGAGCTTCGTACACTGCTGATTTCTCTTCTTCTGTCCCTGGGAGATATCCAATTTCTCTAGACGCCACGCAAGATCTTATAATAACTATATGATCATACTCTCCACTAGACAGATACTCGTTTAAAGCTAAAAATAGAGCAGAAAACGTTTTACCGGTTCCTGCTGTTCCTAATAATGCCAGATGTTTATCTTTGTAATTTCTAAATGTATCAAATAACAGTCGTTGATTTTTAGTTAGAGGCTGATATTGTATAAGGTCTTTGTGATGAAATTTCTTTCTCTGATGAGGAGGTTCTTTAGTGCCAATAATATTAAGAGGAACGTCAAATTGTTTATGTTTAGACTTCGACTTCTTAGCCAATATATTATCTCCTTTAGAGAATAGAGTTAAGAAAACTCAATAACAGGATACACCTTTTCTCTTTCCTTGTCAGACAAGGGTTTTGTAGCAGCAGCAAAAGCTACTCTATAAAATCTGTTCCAATCAAGGAATCGTTTATGAGGGGATGATCTGAATTGAGATCTCAGTTGATAAGCTTTTTCTACACCATTGCAAAGATCCAACAAAGTATCTCTGAATGTACAATCAATTAAAGTTTGCACATCCTTAGGTCTAGAAACGTTATGAAAGTGTACTGACATCTTCATAATAATATTTATACTTTCTTATGTTTTTTTATTTTATATCGCTTAAAATCTTCAACCATACTCATAAATTTTGCAATAAACTTTTCTTCTATGCAGGATGAGCACCAATTAGTAAATGCTCCGTAATAATAAAGATTGCATACATGATGACAATTGCTGCATGTCCCTAGTCCTGTAGGGTTATATCTTTTTTTATTTTCTTCTCGAGCCAAAGAGTCAAATATTCTACCAGGACCTTCTGAACTATAGTATGACGATCCTACATTATCATCGTAATCTCTATCAGTCATTTTGCTTAACCTTTTCGTAGATTTCTTCTAGTGATATTGGGGTATAGTTAATCTGCTCCATAGATACACAAACATATCTTTTGTCTAGAGTACCATCAGGAAGAGTTATAATTTCTGAATGGAGGTGTCCGCAAATATTCGTACGATACCGTTCCTCTAACTGACTAGGATGTACAGGAATATGTGATACGATAGCGGCAGCATCTCGTCCGTTCTTTTGTCCTATAGTAGAATATCCGTAAATCTTTTCAAAATATTGGTGATATATTTTGATCCTCTCAGGAGTATCATGATTACCAACAACGAGTCTTTTCTTGCCGTTGAATCTTTTAAGGATATCGTAGTCTTCTTGTTTGGATGTAGATAAGCAGACATCTCCTAAGAAATATACAACATCTTCTGTTCGGACGACAGAATTATGTCTATCTACAATGAACTCGTTATGCTCTTCTAGCGAAGAGAATTGAGGTCTTGAAAATTCTATTATTTTATTATGATATAAATGATGGTCCGACGCGAAGTAGATAGTCATAATCCTTAAAGTCTTTCAATAAATTAACGTTATTTTACTATAATATATGATTCTCGTTCATACGTCTACATGAATTTTATTAATTAACTGATCTTTAGAAATACTACAGTTGTTGATCAGCCAGATATCTCGAAGAACACTTAGAGTTTTTCCTAGTTGCCTTCCCTGGACAAACCCAATATTTAAGAGATCTTGACCTGATACTGGAAATTTTTCTGGGACAAAGTTTAATAAATCTAGAAAATCTTCTATATCTGTCCGGCGAAAGTAGTATTTTAAAACTGTATCCTTATCGTATCCCTGTCTCAATAACAATTTAACATCATTGCTTGATTTTACGGGGATACTTTTCAGGTGCTTTACAAGTTTCATAGTATCTTTTTCTTGATTAGAACATCTCATCAATTCACAAAAGTTATCTACGTTAGAAACAATTTCTCCAGCAGTCAGAATGGGATCATCGTGACAATCGATATCAATATCATGATTTATTTTGAATATTTGTTTATAGAATCCTGATTGGATCAGATGCATATGAAAAACTTGGTTGAACCCTTTTTTAAATTCTTCCCAAACTCTCTCCGGAGATATATTGCTAAGCAGTCGTATGTTTTCGTAGCAGTATAGTTTCTCTTCTGTTAAAGCTAGCGAATTGTATCTGGATATAAATCTAAAGTATCTTAAAATCCTAAGATGATCTTCTGCAATTCTATCTCTACACTTTCCTATAAACCTGACAACATTATCACGAAGATCTGTAAATCCTCCGCAATAGTCGTAAACGTTTCCGTAGATGTCTACAGACATAGAATTTATAGTAAAATCTCTTCTAAGTGCATCTTGTTTCCAATCGTCTGTAAATTCTACAGTAGAATGTCTTCCGTCGCATTGTAAATCTTTTCGGAGAGTGGTTATTTCAAATTTAGCATCTCCTGAAACAATTGTTAGTGTCCCGTGAGAGATTCCAGTAGGGATAACGGTCCAAGAAGAATTTTCAAATATCTCCATCATCTGATCCGGTGTAGCATTCGTACAGATGTCGTAATCAGAGGGAGAATCGCCTCTTAAAATATCTCTAACACATCCTCCGACAAGTCTTACAGAGAACTTATTAATTTCAAATAGGTAGCTGAGAGATCTGAACTTAGATACGCTAGAGACATCTATGCTATGTACGATCATTTGCTTCTCTTATTCTTAAATTCGTTGAAGTCTATAATAACACATTCAGGAAGAGATTCCTCTTTAGGAGGTTTTTCAGAATCGTAGTATTGTTCAGGTAAAGCTGATGTAATGCTTCTTTCAAATTTAATGAACCACATAAAATTAGCATTAGCTTTATCCCTTACTTCAACGAACAAAGGATCCGTTGAAGATATAAACTCAGGAGAAAGGTATGTTTTGTTGTTGATAGTAAATACCTTATTCATGAACAACAACGTACAATTATCACTATGGTTAATCTTATTATAATCAGACAACATCATTCTAACAACAGAAGTGTCTACATGCTTTAAGGGATAATTGACGAACCACGAAACAAAAGCTTCAAAGAAAGCTTCTCCGGTATAAACAGTGCTCCATTTAGAGGACGCCAATTGTTCGTACGTTTTAAAACAAGGTCTAAGAGAAGGATTTAAGTCTCTTACCGTATCATAAAGATCTCTATCAATATTAGAGAGCTTAGTCTCCCAAAGAACCCTACAGAGGTAAACAGCAGAATCGGCTTCCAGTGCTCTATAATACACAATCATCTGATTGACAAATAGAGAATGCATATCATACCTAGATTGCAACTGATACTTTCTCAGTTTGGTAATAGTAAGTTTCAAACAATCTGTCAGAGAGTATCTGGGATTGATATGAATTTTATTATTAATAATTTCACAGCAGTTTTGTATAGTATTATCGAAAACAACCTCTCTAGACTGTAAAAGTTCTTTCATAGAATCTAGAGATAAAATTCTCGAAAATGTTTCTATGTCCAATAAATCTTCAGGAGGAAGACTATTATCTTTAAACATCCTAAGTTTATCGGGATTTCCTGAGGTTAGAGTGTATTTAAAATGTTTTTGGTCACAAGCATCCATAATATTAAAGATCATCCTCTATGAGTGTTTAAATAGCGTCCTTCTGAATCAAATTCCATTACAACATAGCTACCTATTTTAGAAAAGGCAAGAGCAAATTCTCGGTTTGTCCCTGCATAAATCGGTTCATTATAATGAAAGTCGTCGACTTTTCTTAAAATAACAAAAGTATTCACTGAGCTATTCCTCTGCGAATGTCTTGCTAATTCCTTCTAAGATTATAGTTCTACCTTCTCTAATAGTCAACCCGGAATAATCTTTAGTCATTTGATATTTTACAGTATGGATATCAAATCCAGAGGATTCCAGCAAATCCTTAATTTCGTTAAGCTTATAATGTCTCAAGTGAAAAGGAAACCTATTAGGATCAAAAGGAAGAATGTTTTCGTTTGGAACTGAACATATAATGTTTTTACAATTTTTAGCTGCTTTTGTTAAGAATGATTCTATATTAGGAACATGTTCTATAGTCTCAAAAGAAACTAGCCAATCATATTTGTGCTTGAATTCAAATATATGGAGATTGCTGCAGTGAAATGTGGTTTTAGAATTATCCCAGTATTCATGAGCCATCTGAATAGCTTCTACAGAAATATCAACAGCATCTATAGAGTCAACTCTAGGTTGTTGATACATCAGATAAGAGCCGTACCCAACTCCACAAGCTGCGTCTAGAATTTTCCCAGAGCAAATCCCCATAGCATACTCATATCTCTCTTTATGATCACCTCTAATACTAGGCAAAGAGGTAACCATTTGACGTTCAGCCATTTTAATAATCCTTTTAAAATATGTTAAATTTTAGGATATTTAGTGGATTAGAAAAGTTTATCTAGGAGATTATAGTTCCCTGTATCCTTTTTAATACATAAGAGAGTGTATCCGTCTTTCTTGTATGTAATTTTGTTCTGATTATCTTCGACCGAGCAAATATCCTTAGGACTGAATGACATTTCGATACTATCATCATTATCATCGTTAGACGAAACCGCGTTAGGACCATCTTGACTTTTTTCTGGCGATTGTATATCAAACTCTGCGTCACAGTCATCGATTAAAGGATTAAAGTATTCAGTGATATAATTAGTTTCGACTTTATCGCCTTTAGGATCCAAGAGAGTACAATTATACTTTCCTGCGTTACCATCCATTTCAATGTTGATGAATTTAAGAGTTTCTTTAACACTTTCTCCGTATCTATTGATATCCTCGACAATAGCTTTGATCATATCGAAATTAAAATTTCTAATGAGGGAAGGTAATCGTTTAAGATCCTTGATCATATGCTTGTATTGTTCTAAAAGATTATCCTCAGCATACTCCTCGACGAAATTAGCATCCAATCCGTAATATTTTAAATGATAAAATAAACGACCAGGACGGTTCTTCATATGACCGTCAATCTTCCAGATATCATTGCATGTCATTACAAACAATTTCTTAGTTGAATATGTTCCGTCTAAGATTGTTAGCAGCATCTTTTGTTGATCGGAATTATAAACCTTTTCAAATTCATCAAAGAGGATAACACAAGGCTGATCGATACTTTGGATGAATTTATTGAATTGTTCTCCGCAATACGCTGTATTGATAATTATCGTAGGGATCCCTAAAGATTGGCACTTTAAAGATAGCAACTTAGAAAATAAAGTCTTTCCACAACCTTTCTCTCCTGACAATAGAATACCAGTTGAATTTGAACGATCGATGAATGTGTTAACAACGCGATCAACAGACTTAGGAACATCTCCGTAGATCTTATTGTTGTTCGAATTTTCTTCAATAGTAACTAGAAAGAACTGTTCACTAGTTTTATTAAAATCTAAAGAATATGTCTTCGCAGGAAGATTCGATATGATCGTCAATTGATTGTCTGCATAAGGAACATAGTTAGCACCATCAACGTAGAATTTTGTCATAATATTAAAGCTTTCTGTTGGATAATTAGATATTTTTTAGAGATTCGACCTTATCTTCTATGTATTTTAGAAGATTCGGAGCAGTAGATTGTAGATTGGATAGACCTGTTCCTAAACCGGAAGAAGGCACTACTATAGCTTTAAATCTACCAGCAGAGAACATAGCAACTACCTTTTTAAATTCTTCATCTATAATATTGAATACGTCAGGATCAGCATCATAGAAATACGAATTAGTCGTAGTATAAGGATATCTCTTAGTAGCGATTCCACAAGAGTTTGGCTCATCTCTCATTTCAGCAGCCTGACCACCCCAACCCTGTCTTAAAAGGTTATCCCCGAACAAATACAATACGTCAGGATTAGCTTGAAGATCAGTTCTAGCAATCCATTTTTGTTTAATAATTAGCATGTGATAAACCCTCTAATATTACAAGAAACGTCTGTTATAATCCTCTCGACTTCAGAAGGCCAACATTCAGTCACAGCACCTTCGTTGATCATTTTAATAAAATCATCTACTGGAATATTTTCAGTCTTATAAGCTATAAATGGTTCGTATGCTGCACTAAGACCTCTAGATGTTCCAGTATGCCTTATAGCTTTGATATAGAAGCAATCTGTATATTCATCGTAGCGATTCACAAAAACAACACTTGATCTAGTACCATCTATAAAATATTTTTTTACAATACTTTCAACGAGATGCTTCTGGCATGTATTAATGATATGTTGAATCTGTTTAATATCCATTAGACTACCCTATCCAACATTCTTAGCTTTGATTAAACTTTTCAGCTCTTCTACAAGATCGACTGAAGCTTCTTCTTCTGGAGTAGTCTCCTCTATAATAGAGGAGATGGACTTTCCTTGTAAAATAGCTCCAATTAAATCGTCTAGTTGATCAAAGTTAAGAGTCTTGGCATAATCGTGAGACAAGAGTTCTTCTAAACCTTCTATTACATAATTATCAGGATTCATCGTTCAATACACTTTCAAAAATATCTTCAATTTCTTTTAAAGTATTAGCTTGAGTCTTATCGAGTCTCCACTCTTTAAATCTAGGAAGAAACATAGAAGCTTTCTTTCCTTCTGATTTCATAATAGAATTATAAACTACTGTGGTGATACAGTCAATATAATCTTCACGGTTCCGATGGATTTCTTCGCGTTCTTTATCAGTGAACCCAGAAATATTAACCTCTAACAATCCGTCTTCAGATTGCATCTCGATACTTCCGAACAGATTTTTATTCTTTCCGTTACCTTCTGTGAAACCTTTAACCCTCAACTCAGCTTCAGCTTCTACCTTAAACTTCCACATCTGTTTAGATGTATGGTCCTTCCAAATAGATTGAGGATCTTTTAGAATGGTTCCTTCTTTGCCTTCCAAAGCTAATTTCTTGTAGTGAGCTTTAGCTTCTTCGAAAGAAAACACGATGGTTGTTGGGCATAGGCTTATATTTTTAAAATTCCCATCCAGACGATTTTGAAGATCTGCAAATCTAACTTTATAAGGAGTCTTGGAACACTTATCAACTTTAAAATCTTGTTCGTCTAAGACATCCCAAACAACAAAATGAATACTATACTGAGACTTGTCAAACTCCCCTGTTTTCAAGAGAGAGTTTAGGATACCGTTCCCGATCTCACGTTTTAATAGGGTTGTTCCTTGATATACTACAAGTTCTCCGTGAAATACTAAGTTTTCATCTTGAGTCATCTTCCACTGAAGATCTTCAACGATATCAATGAAGTACTCTAAAGGAAACGGAGAACCACTTCTAGATAATACTTCATTTTTATCTGCTATAATAATATTAGCAAACATTCCGTCAAGTTTTTCTTGAGAGTATAAGCCTTTGCTCCAGTCGATTTTATCTTTTTTAAGATCTTTCAATAAGGAGCAGCGCATATAGGGTGTTTCTTCGATCAATCCAGGAAACACTTTATTAACACTAGAAGTATTCACTCCACATTTTAAATCTCTTCCAATAATCAACTCGAGAACTTTAGCATCATGTTCAGGTAACATGGTTAAAGTTTCATGTAAAAGTTTAATAGCTTCGTTTCCTGTAACTACTCTACCGTGCAAATATTTCAACAATGTAAATATAGCAGCTAGTGACCCATTAGGAGGAAAAGCAATAGCATCTGTTGAATACTTTGGAATCTTCTTAATGTGATATTGCTTACGAGGGCTTAGAGTATAATACAGCACCTGTTTAAATATCTCATTATCTTTATACTTTTCGAGAACACTTTCTTTAAACAGTCTCGAATTGTCTGACCGTAATTCTTCAATAATTTCATAGATCATAATATGTCTTTCTATATAAGTTTTGGTTGGTGTGATCCTGCCCTAATTAAGCCTTGAACTCCTGTAAGATCTGAAGCTACCCCTAGTATACTGTTAAATCTATTTTTGACAACACTGTACACAGAATCATTTGCAATTTTGCGAATGACAAGATCTGCTAACACGGTAAGATCACTCACAAAATGATATCCAATAGAAACAGTCCAATAGTATCTTCCACATATAGTTGGCCTAAACTCGTATTGTACACCGTTTATATGTTGCCGAGCAGCAGATATAACTTCTCGACGTATAAAATAGTATGCTATAATAAACTCTTCATCGTGGATATTATGATACATTACTTATTCTCTAAGATCTCTTCTGTGGTAAATGTTTCCATGTTGCCGTCAATGTCTTCGGCTGACACCAGATTTCCGGGATTCACAAAGCTGCCAACAACAATATCTAGAACCATCTTACGATTCTCTTCCGTCACAGGAATAACGTTGTCTATATGAACTTTCCGTAAAGTTATATTTGCCCCAGTTAACTCTTTAATTTTATTTGATACGTATTTCTTATCGAATTCGTTTAGGATCATGATTGTTCTTTCTGCTGTAATATTTCTAATAGCTGAGATTCTAGGTCAGAAGGATGATCGACAGCAACTGTTTTATTCTGAACATTAACCTCATTCTTTAACTTTTTCAACTCTTCTTCTAATTTCAACATTCTTTCTAGTTTTTTCTGTTTGGATTTAGCAGCCCTGATTCGCTCTTTCTCTTCCTTGGACATTTGTTTGCTATTATATACGTCGATTCTTCGCTGTAGAGCTGCATCAGTTTCCTCTAAATGAACTGTAGCAGTTATGTAGAAATTTACATTGTCGTTATAATGATCATAGTATCCTTTAGCTGTTATAGTATACAACTCAACTTGTTTTATAAAGAAATTTGGTCGATCCGTACAAATAGTTCCTATCAAACACATCGCCCGCGAGCGAATTTTCTCTCTTATATCTGGTACTCGTTTAGAGTCGCTATTCAAATATTCCTCAATCTCGGTTCCATCGATTTCAAATATTACATTATTACTCTCGATAGCAGTCAGTCTAGTAGGTATACTCATTTAGAACTTCCTATTACAGCATCAGTGACAGACCCACAAGAGTATCTAACTCTATCTATACCTCTGAACCCTTGAGAGTTATTATATGAATCAACAAAAGATTTCCCAGATTGCTCGCATTGAGCAGAAGTATCATAAACAGCAATCTTCTCTGAAGATACCCCTCCGTTCACTGTCCCTACGATCAATAGTACCAATAAAAATTTCATAATATATCCTTTTACTTAACTGTACTTCCTAAAAATACTTTAAAAATTAGTATAATATCATTATAGAGAGAAGTCAATAGAGAATATTGTGTTATTTCAGGTGATTGTCTCTTAGGAACATCATACAGTTGGTTTAGATATTCAAATACGTTTTTGTTACCTTTTCTGGTATTACATTTATAACAAACAATAAGACAATTTGAATAATTGTATCCCAACGCACAACCCTTGGATTTTGGAACTACATGATCCAATGTACCGTAATTGTGAGGAGTATCTCGCTTAGACGACCCTATAGAATTCAATCTCAACGTCTTAAAGCAATATGCACACTTATTGTCTTGATTATATAATTGCATAAACTTAGCAGGACTATGACTTTCCTTAAACATCCGCTGGCATGTAGTCATTGTAAAGTTATAATCCACAACTTTAACGTCTTGTGTTTTACAGTAATCGTAAAATGCTCTGTAATTATTAAGTGTTTTAGGGTGAAACATAGCAGAATGTCCTAGCAAAGAATGTCGTCAATGTCTTGTTGAGTGAATCCTTTTAAAGGGATCCAATTTAAACTCTTAACATATTCTAAATCTCTATGACAATGAGCTTCAGATCTACCATCGCTCCAAACGAATCTGTATTGATCTTGTTTAGGATAATGTCCTCCCAAAGTTAGGAAGTATGTGCTATCTTCGAATCCCGCTATAGCAATTTTAGTATAGATATGTTTGATAGGAGCTCTATCTGTTTGATTGATATTCAATTTAATTTCAATCTTTTCGTAATTCGAGAAGTCTTTGATATTAAATGTTTCATAAAATTCAGGATTCTCTGACATATAGAGAGAACCGTCTTGAATAGCTGTATGAATATCACGTTCGTTGATATCAAAAACGTATTGACTGTCTCCGTAAGAATCATACGCTACAGATGCATACAACCCTGAAGATTTTTCTCTGACCACATAAGATATAAATTGCATTTTAACTTTCCTTATAACAATTAAATTCAATAAATTTATATTATATGATTTTATAAGGAAATCAACAGAGAATTTTCAAAAAGTATAATTATTTTGGAGATGTGCTAGGTGAAGGATTATTGTGATGAATATAATCGTAAGACAAGCTATAGGAACTGGATAACGACATTTGTTTGCTAATATTAGATACCGAGAGTCTTTGCATGATTAGCCTCCTATACATATATGGTATATTAAATATTTATAAGGTTTGAAACTCTAAATCAGGAAACTTTAATTTAAACTTATCTACGAGTTCTTGTTTAAATGTAATATTATTAGTTACTGTAACTATTCCAGTTTCTTCTGTCTTCTTGTAAGAATCGGTCTTAATTATATTAGTCCCGCCAAAAGAGATCTGACATATAGATAAATCGAATTGGTTTATGTCACAAGTATTCTTACATCCAAATATAAAGTCTACAGGATAATTATTAACAATTCCTCTACGGAGATGATATATTTTTCTGGGTTGTTTGCAGAACATTTTCCTCTTAGATTCCACAAGTTTCCTATGGATTCTATTGTTTCTATTCCATTCATTAACGTCATCTTTATCAGCTTGTTCCAGATATTCCTCAGGAAAAGGATCAGGGTCTTTAAGATCTATATGATAAACTGTCTCAAGATCGCTTACAGATCTTCCTATTTTATCCAAAGCAGGAAAATAAGTATTTTCATCGGATTCTATAAAGATATCAATATCTTTAGGAGATATTTCGTAGTCCAAATCTCTCAACGCTCCTCCTGCAATAATAGCAGATGGAAAGATCTTCTGAACTTTCGCTAGAAGATCTTTCCATTCATTAGGTATCATTAATTGAAGAATTAATGCGTGCATTGTTATACCATTAGGACTTTTTGTTATACTTGACACCAACCAGGACTAACTGCAACCAGAACGCTGATGCCCATGTAGAAAGAGATAGAGGAATTCCTAAGGTGAACAGTGTGTTAATAGCCCAGATCGTAATCAGAGGACCTGCTACAAATACTACGATTAATAACGCAAGAATAATCATTCCTGCTAAAGCGTCTTGACTCATGTTTTTCGTTTCCTTTGTTAAGTTTGTTTATTGTTAGATTTTAAGAGTATTAAGTCCTTCACCGTATAGAACGATATTCGTCAAAATTTTATCAACACCTTTGTTGTCCTTACAAGCAAGAATAGCATTTTTAAAATGTTGCTGTTTTTCTTTGAATTTGAAGTTTGAAACGACTTCGTCGATAGTTCGACGTTTCTTGGATTCTAAATTAGTTTCACTCCAGATAGACTGAATAGTCTTTTGAATATCAAATTGATTAAATTCATTGATAGCATCTGATAGATCTGGTGTAGTTTTTTTAGAATTTTTAGACATTTGTTGTTCTCCGCAATAACAATTAAAATCAATATGTATATAATATAGAGTTTTATTAGGAAATCAACAGATAGATGAAAATATTTTTGAAAATTGGAAGCTCTGGAGTATCGAGCCAGATTTGAACTGGCGTAGCGAGATTTGCAATCTCGTACCTAACCACTCGGACATCGACACGTTTGAAAATTGGTTGCGGGCAAGTCTCCGAGGACTTATTTGCTGCGTATGAGACAGCTGAGTTAACCTTTACTCCAGCCCCGCAATGTTAAATATTTATATATTATATGACTATTTCATTATATTTTCAACAAAAAAGTCATTCAATACTTTATACATATCATGAGACGCTTTAGAGGATTGCATAGTCATTGACTGGTTCCACAAGAAAGCTTCTCTATCACAGAGATATGTATAAAACTCATTCAAATCATCCGTATTAACATCCTCTCCGGCGACCAGCGAATATAATACGGAAGACGATGTGAACCATTGACCTGATCTCATGGCATAACAAGACATTAGATATCCTTGACTAGCAACTACATTATTAACTCCGGTCAATGGATTATGAGGGGATATGAAATGTTCTGCAAGCAACAGAGATCTAAATCCAGCTATAGCATGCTTAGCTCTTTTCCTGAGATTGTCAGGGAATCTAGAGTAGTCGTGGTATAAATGATGCTTGGAAGTAGCCAAATAACTTTTAACTAACGTGTAAGGACTGTAATACTGCTCTATATAGTTTTCCAGGAAAGCAGCTAGAACCTTATCGTTCGCGTAAGTGTGTTTAGTCTGTGTATTAGCAACAGCAACAAGTTCCATCAGTTGTGGATTTGATTTTGAAGCTAGTTTCAGAGCTTTATGCAATGACCATCCAGTCATCGTAACTTCCGTTCCGTCTTCTAATTGAAACTGTTCGTGTATAGTCTCATCGTCTTCAAAAATATTCAAATAAGATTCTAGAGACGGTTTATATATGAACATAATATCGTGATCACTAGTCTTCGAAGCATATCCCCAAGATCTGGACGAGCATTCAGCTGCTAATAAGATCTCTACGTTATCAGCTTTAGATATAGCATCTAGAACTTTATTGATTTGATCAAAGCTAGTCATGTTTGTCTATTGTCCTATATTCGTATAGCGAACGCTCTGCTCTGAAATGTCTATAATATTCGTATGATCCATTGAATTTCACTTCATAAAATTCTAACCACACACAGCACCCCTTGCAAATTTTAACAGGAATCCATGCAAACTTCTTACGCCATTTTGTAAGCTTTTCGTATCTTCTAATATCCTTGGATTCTACCCATTCTTTTAGGGCATCGCAATTAAATCTCATACCTATTCTCCTCTCAAGAACTTTGCTACTTTATCTTGTATATTATGATTGTCTATGTGGTTTAGAGCTTCGTAGAGTAGTTCTATAGCCTCTTGACATACAAATACAGGAGAATCAGACAAACCGTGTCTGTACCCTTTATAATAGTCTAAAGACATTGGATCAGCAAGCTCTGCTTTAATATTCTTATTGGTAACTTCTAAAGCCTTCTTCTTGAATTTAATAAGAAGATTTGTAGATATACTAGTCATCTTTTAGTGTTCCTTTATATTTTTCCATCCAGAATAGAGCAGTCTTAATAACATTCCTCTGAGCTCTAATAGATAGTTCTTTAGATTGTGTAGAATCTATTTCTAAAAGAGTATCATCTAAAGTTTCTAAATTGTCCAGTAATCCTTTTAGAACTATACCACTAATAACAGAATTTTCTTTTAGATCGTCAGAGAACGATTCTTTATTTCTAACATAATCTTCAGAGATTTTATAGAAGTCGCTCATATTACGAGATATAATCATAGAAGCTTCAAACAATTTAGATTTGTTTAGAGGGCCTCCTTCTAAACCTTCTAGGTGTTCACAAGCAATTTCCATAATTAAACGATGAGCGTCTGAGATTTCGTTTAATACTTTAGAAGGTTGATTGTTAAATGTAGTCATTTATTTTCTCTGTTAGTAAAAAATAGTTTGATATAAATACTATTATACAGAAGAAAGATTATAAATGCAACCCACATATCTATACATTAAAACTCATAACAAAACAGGTCTCAAGTATTTTGGAAAGACTACCAGAGACCCATACAAATATAATGGCTCGGGTAAATATTGGAAACGTCATCTAAAGGTTCATGGTGATGATATATCCACGGAAATAATAGGAATCTTTAGCTGTGTAGATGCATGCACTGAAGCTGCTATTAAATTCTCTACAGATAATGATATAGTAAATTCTAGCCAATGGGCAAATTTAATTGTTGAGAATGGGTTAGATGGAGCTCCTGTTGGACATGAAGGTCATGTTTTTACTGATGACGAAATTAAGAAACTCTCTCAAATTTCCAAAGAGAGATGGAGAGACTCTCAATATAGGGATAAGTTATCAGCCACCCATAAACGTCGATGGTTAAATAATCCAGAATTAAGAATCAAACAGAGCAACAGACTGAAGGGAGTGCCTAGACCTGAACACTCCCTTCATATGACTGGAAGAAAATTATCGGAAGAAACTAAACTTAAACTGAGAAAACCTAAAGTAGAAGGACATGGAGCAAAAGTGTCTGCTGCTATGAAAGGGAAGTCTAAGAGTGTATCTCATATTAAAAACCTAGCACTCAAAAGACAATATAATAAAGATATACTAGTAGATCATTTAGGATGTTCCTATGAAGTTCACTCAGACTTTTTAAAGAAGTATAATATAAACCGCGAATTTATACTCGATCTAGATTCTAAAATTACAAAAAAAGCGTGTATTAAACTAGGATTAGCTTACGACACGCTTAGAGGTCTTACTAAAAGAGATCTAGGCTTCAGATTCAAACAAAAAGCGATCTGATACTACCTTAAAGCTGAATATACCATCGATTCTCTTATATACTATACCTTCAGCTATAGGATGATTCAACGACTTTTGATTGTTGGATATTTCTAAAAATTTATCAACAGTAAAGTCGGGAGGAATCTCCATCAATCCTTCTCTTAAGATAGGGATATGTTTAATATTAGGAGCAAGTGTTAAATGTTTGTTGTAAAACTCTACCCGTTCTGCTGGAGTTAGGTATCGCTGCTCGTTGATATCTTGAATATCGAATAAGTAGGCACAATCTTCTTTTAGATTCTCTCTATTTCCTTGAATGCCTGGTCCCATCAATTCAAACTGCAAGGCATATCCCGAAGGAATATATCGGAATAGATTATTTGTTAAACAGAAGGATACGTATTTGTTTCCTTCATTATCGTCAAGTTTTAAGTTGAGATTACGAGAACATACTCCAAAATCATCTTCAGATCTTTTGTAGACGGTCATAGAAGTTCCGTCTAACTTAAGAGAAACCTCGAATACGTGACCAAGAATGTCTTTGTTGAAGTATTTCTTTAAGTTTTGTACCCTTTCCTGGTCAGTTTTGCGAATATCTGAAGGAAAATTGCCTTTAGCTTTACCTTGAAGATTTGCCGCAAGCGGGAGATCGTATTTAATAACTCCAAAGATTTCAGACAAATCTTGATCGGCATTAGGATCAATATAATAATGATTTCCTGTTGAATCTGTATATTTCCATACAGATTCAGATTCCTTGTAGATATCAAAATCTGATAGAGGCAGCAGAAGCCCTTGAGATCTTTCACCTTTCAACTTAATAGGCTTGATTCGGAAACCTTCTCCAAGACCATTAACGTTCCTGTAGCAATTTTTCCTCAAGAATTCGTATCGAGGATGAATAGGACAAAAGGAATCAATCTCATGGTAAACCGCAATATCTCCTACCTTGAAAGATCCCTTCTTGACAACCACTTGCCACCCGTCTATGATAGCCAATTCAATTAAATCAGCTCCCTCGATAGGTTTCAGACCATCTACAATTCTTAGAGTTACAAGTTTACGTTCGGTCATTGATAGTTTCTCCATATTCAGTGTACAAATAATCTTTTAATAATTTTAATTGAGTATAAGCCGCAACTGGCTTATTTTCTTCAAGCGATTTCTCTATATTTCTGAAAGATTCAGATATTTTTGAATTGTTATTAAATTTGGCTATGTATTTGATGCTCACTAAGCGCTCCCATATCGAGATGATTTAAAACGGTCATCGTTTTCACACACGAAGAATCCTAGCTCATCTAGCGTGAATTTATCTCCAGCAGATACATCTGCTGGAGATAAACCACAGATCCACATACATTCGTGCTCACAATGCGTTGGATAATCAGGATTTCCATACTTTAAAAATATTTGAAGTGCTTTAATTAAATCTTCCATTTTAAACAGAATCTCCATGATAGTTTTGGCCAATTTTAGCATGATGAAATCCCCAGAAATAATCTTTACCATCTAAACCAAAGCAGGCAGGAGTGACTAGAGCAGATACCAAAAATCCTAAAAACACAGGAGGGATAACGGAAAAAGCTATAATCATGAGATCTCCAACCCCAAGAGGTTTAACCGTTTGATTATAACGACCTTTAATATAATACGTCTTGTGCATCAGGTATCTCCAAGCTACTTGAAATCTATACATAATAAACACTGCAACTACTGCGTATACCAAATACCCGA